ACCAGAACTATCAAACAAACAAACTCAAGGACTGGATAATTATCTTGGTGGATATTATATTATTGCAGATCTCTGTCATTATTACAATTTATCAACGGGATGCTTTACCAAGATTACCGCAGTTAGAGATTCCACTGGAAAAAAAGGAAATCCTACTTATAATCCTTTTTAAATCTGTTAAATAGTAAATAATACATCACCAATTATGGAAAGTGTAGAAAAGCATATAGAGTATGATAAAAAAATATTGGATGACCCATTAACTTCCCCTCAAGCAAAACGTCACATTGAGGATGAATTGGCTGCACTTGAAAGATGGTCTCAAAATCATCCAACCAAACATCACGACCCAACAGCATTGGAATTATATTGTAATGATAATCCAGATGCATTGGAATGTAGAATTTATGAGGACTGATGAGTTTATATAACCCTGGGTTTCTTGGTGAACATTTTAATTGGTGGATCGGACAGATTGCTGATGACTCCACTTGGAGAGATAACATACTGCCGGGAAAATTTACGGATAGAAATAGTGTCGTTGGGTGGGGATATCGTTATAAAGTAAGAATTATTGGTCTTCACGATCAAGATGAGGAGTCACTTCGTTCCGAAGAACTTGCTTGGGCCCAGGTGATGTATCCTGTGACTGCAGGTGGTGGTCAAGCATCTGCATCACAAACTCCAAATCTTCGTCAAGGAAATTTTGTATTTGGATTTTTCCTTGATGGGCAGGATCAACAAGTCCCAGTCATTATGGGAGTTCTGGGTAATAATGCACAAACAGCATTATCTAATAAAACAGCACTCACTGGAGGAAAGAATTTTAGTCCTCAAAGTGGATTTGCAAATACTCAAGAACCAAAGGTAAGAGATAAAAAGGAAAAAGTTCCTGATGAAGAGAAAGTTATTGTAAAACCAAAGACACCAGAGCAGACAGCAGAATGTGCTCCTGCTCCACCAAATGTCTCTGTAAATGAATACGGACTTCGTTCAGATAAGTCTCTTACACCTACTCAACTTGCAGATGCTCAAAGTGCAAGAACAGAGGCAGACCAAAAAGGATTAACTGGTGCAGAAAGAGATAATTATGTTCAACAAAAAGTAGCACTAGGAATTAAAAATCGTTGCAGAGAAGCAAGTTCTCCAGCATCATTATCTCAACCAGGAGCAACAAAGGAAAGTACAAATGCAGTTCATCAAACATCCGCTGGAGATAGAAAAAGACAAGACAAGTATCAAGAAAGAATTCCTCTATTAAAACCAGACGATAAAGTTGGGTCTGCAATTAAAGCTATTCAAACTGTATTAGATAATTTACTGCAAGAAATAGCAAAGTATTTGAATGCTCTTAAGTGTTATGCAGATGCAGTCTCAAGTATTATAAAAGAAATAATGAGTCTGATTTCAAAGGCTGCTTGTATTATTGCAAAATATATGAAAATAATTTTTGATAAGATTATGGAATATGTTTTGAAGTTATTAAACAAAGAATTAACTAAAATTGTTTCTGCAATGCCTTCAAGTATGAGACATATGATTGCAGATATAAAAGAAATTATTACTGAACTCATTCTATGTTTGTATAATAAAATTACTCAAGGATTATGTGGGTTGATTGAATCTTTATTACTTGCTGCATTGCAACCAGAAAAGATAGAACAACAAGCAAGACAAAGCACAAATGATAAAAGAAAGAATCCATATGTTCCAATGTGTTATGCTGAAGAAATTGTAGGGCAAGCAATTTCTTTTAGTAAAAATGATATAACTGAAGCAAACAACACTTTAATTAATAATGTGAATACTTTTCTTGATGATATTCAAGGTCAAATTTCTGGAGTGAATGGACCTTTTTCGGATATTACTTCATTGATTGGAAATATTGATGGAAGTATGACTTCTGCTTTAAGTTTTGAAAATCTTAAATTAAATCTTTTTGGATGTGAATTGAAACCAAATGTGGCAGTATCTGATTACTATACCTTTGCAAGAGGTGGTGCATCACAACCAGAACCACAAACACCAAATCTCAAATCAGTTGAAGATATTGCAGCAAAAACAACATCAGTAACTCCAACTGCAGAGGTTCCTTATGTTGAACCAACAAAGGCAACTCCGAACGTGAATCTAAAGAGATAAATATGATTAAACTGGAATCCAAGAAAGATTATAATATAGATGTCTTTTAATATTTTTGGGCCTGCTTCACAAGACTCAATTAGAGTTGGATACATTTCTACCGACAGAGGATTTGTTGAGGGTGTATCTGTATGTGAAGCTAATGATTATGCAAAATTAAATCCTGGAACTCGTTTTGTATTTAAGACCAGGAACTTTATTAAGTATCTAAACATCAATGAAGTTAATCAACTCACTCCAAATGATATTGTTTCTGAAGAAAGTCCTTGTGGGGGAATTCAACTTGAATCTGAATGTGGTTCACCGCAAGTTTATTTTTATGGTGGTGGGGGAGTCGGTGTTCAAGGAAATCCGGTTATTGGTGAAGATGGGGCATTGCTTGCAATTGATTTAGTTTCTGGTGGGTTTGGATATCAATACGCACCAATTGTAGAAGTTAAAGACAGATGCAATATTGGAGTTGGTGCAGTTACACGTGCTGTAATTGGTGAAATTACGGAAACAGTTGAGTTTTATGATCAAGAAGAAGATTTTGAAGAATATGAATTATGTGAGCCTACGGATGTTGGGTATGGTAAGAGGTATGACCCAAATGGAAAAGAACTTGGACCTTGGGAACCAACTCTCTATGCAAATTTATCCAAAGATCCGATTGCAAGAGAAATTAAGGAGTATCAAGATTTTCTTAGACAGTTGCAAAATCCTTGGTGGAGTACAAGAAAAGAGCCTCCACTAAAATTAACTTCCGCAAATAAGGTTACAAGAACAAAATTTAATGTTAATTATCCTGCTTGGAATGAATTTATGAATTCATTTGCAGTGTCTCCCGTTCCACCATCAAATGTTTCTGGGAGTGATTTTGCAGCAATTCCGTTTACATTTGAGTGGGAAGAAGAGTTTCCTTATGATGGTGAGTATGTCTTTAGAGGATTGTGTGATAATAAAGCAGAGTTTTATTTAGATAATGTAAAAATAGCAGATCTTAGATCTTTTAAAGATTCCCCCGAAACAATTATAAAAACAATCAAGGCTGGTGTTCATAGAATTCGTCTTGACTTATTAAATACTGCAATCAAAGAAAAAGTTATAAAACAACAAACAGAAACACAAGTCGCGGGTGTTGATTTTATTCTTAAGAGTGATGGATATTATATGACTGTTGGTGGTAATACTGATGTTGAAGTAGGTCTTTCTTTGCAATATGCTAATAACTCAAGTTCATCAGTTTCTAAAATTATTATTCCAAATCCAGAAGGACAAAGTGTAGTTTTAAGTTCAGAAACAAAGGAAGAAAAATCTGTTTTTAAGGCAAATGAATCTGGTTACGGTCCAATTCAATTTACTGGTGAGGCAAAAAAGGTAAGTTTATCACGAAGAAATTTAGCATATGGTCCTGATAGTTCAAAATATGGGGAAGTTAATTTTCTTGGCGCAGATGGATCAACAATTCAAGCAACACTCAGAGCATTTTCTGCAAAAAATTTACAGGAAATTAGAATAGCAAAATCATCATCGTCATCAACATCATCTCAAAATACACAATCAAGAAGAGTATTTAATACCATTGATTATATTAATAAAGCAGATAGATCTTTATGGAGAATTGATCCAAGAGCAGGAAGAGATGCTGGGTTTATCAGTCAATATGGAATTCTTCCTTTTGACCCCACATCAACTGAATCTGAAACAGAAAGTTTTTCTGGAACTCATATAATTAATTGGAAAAACATTACATTTCCAATTGATGGTAATTATAATATTGAAATAATGGTAGATGATAATGTAACTCTTACTTTTATTGGACCTAATGGAAATACTACAATTAATAAAAATGGATTTAGTGGACCAGGAAAAAGCACTGGAAAAACTTTAGAAACAAAATTTTTTAAGGCAGGAGATTATACATTAAGAGCAGAACTGGAACAAATTAATGTTGGTCCCTTATCAAAAGGAAATCCAATGGCTCTTGCCATTAATATTGAAACTTCATTTAGAGAAGAGGAAGTTGTTTCTCCAAAATCTTGGAATGAAAACCCGATGGGTGTTGCATTAACAATTGATGCACCAATGCCCCCTATTCCTCAAGAACCTCTCATACCACAAGAAGGTAGGTGTCCAAATAACCCAATTTGGTCAACAAGATTTCCGAACGGAACGGAAAAGTGGTGGCCAGTTAAGTATATAAAAGATTTAAAAGAAGGTCCAAGTTGGAGTCAATTTATGAATCGTTATGCTGTTTCTCCAGTTCCACCTCTTTCAAAAAAAGGAAGTGATAGTGGTGGAGTTGTTTATAGAAATGAATGGAATTTAGATATTCCATATGATGGATTTTATGCACTCAAATCAACTGTTGATAACGCAGGAAGAATCTTAATTGATAATGTACCGATTATGCAGGCAAATTATATACCGATAGAATTGAGAAATAGTAGAGGTGGAAGTGGTGTTGAACAGAGAAGTGGTATTGCGGATATTGATGGTGGTAGAATATACAATTGGAGAGAAAATGATCCCAAACCAAAAAAAGTTTTCCTGACAAAAGGAAAACATATGATACAAGTTGAGGTTGAAAATGGAATTACGGAAACATTTGAATTTGTAGATAAAAAGATCTTTAGTACAAAAGATTGGATTGTGAGTTCTCAAGGACCAAAAACAGTTGATGTTAATTTTGATATATCGGTTACTGGATTGTATGCAAATTCTTTTAAAATTGAAGAACTTGGAGTCAATATTTCAAAAGAATATGGTGAGGGAAAAGAAATTCGTCAAAAAATTACAAAGACTTTAGAATACGGAAAAGTATATACTGTAAAGTTATCAAGTGCTCAAGGGAGAATACAGCAAAGATTCCCCGCAGAAAATTTCTTACAGGTTGAAGATTCTGATAATCCAAATAATCCATATCGTGATATTGAATGTCTTGCAAGTGTTGGAAAGTTTTTTGGTTCTCAAGGAGACACTTGCAAATTTGTTGTTACATATAAACCACCTGCTACAACAAGTGGAACTTCAAAAAGTGGTGCTCTTTATGAAGGTCCAACACCAATTGCAAATTACAGAGGAGATTTTATGTCTCCTCTTTTTGGAGATATAAATCTTGATCCCAATGAGGAAGTTCAAGGAAAAACTTGGATCTTTCGTTGGTCAAATGTAGATTTTCCTGAAGATGGACAATATACTTTAGAATCTCAGGCAGATGATTCTTTAATCATTAAAATTGATGGAGTCAAAATTGGGGAATCAAAAGTATTTGAAGGTAGAAGAAAAACAAACTTTAATATTACTAAAGGAAAAAGAACTATTGAATTAGAACTTTCCAACATAAGAATACCTGATACTGGATTTCAACAAAATCCTGTTGTAGGATTTGCTCAAATTACTAAAAAAGTAAGTCAAGCAACCGGAGTCAGTAAACCTTGGACAGAAAACCCAATGGGAATTTCTGCAATTTTAATTCCTCCTCCTTGCCCTAAGAGAGTTAGAGGTAAGGGTGTTGTTACGGATGTAATTGTTGATGATCCTGGAAATGGATATCCTCGTTCACCTGGAGAAGGGTATCCAGTGACATTAAGAATTAAGGATGTTGTTGTAGAAGACACAGGTATCAATTATAGTTGCGGTATAGATCAAATTCAAATCACACCAAACAATGGTGCTGTTCTTGATTATGAGTGTGATACTTTTGGTAGAATTATCAACGTAAAAGTTTTAAATCCTGGTCTTGGATTCACAAGATATCCGGAGATTACTTTACCGTCAGATACGGGAATCAATGCAACATTCAGACCACAGTTTGAAGTTGTAAGAGATCCAATCGTTACTGAACCACAAAAATTAATCCAGGTTACTGATTTGGTAGGTCTCAAACAAACTGGATATGTTGATGGTCGTGCATATTACGGTGCTGTCTTTTATAAAGAGGGTGTTCGTTATGCTGGATTCTATGAAACACCAGGAGATCTTGTTCAAGTTTATGATACTCTTCAAGAAAGTATTGATGCAAAAATCACTACACCCCCATCAGCAATTCAGAGACAGGGTACGGATGTTACTAGTAACGATCCAAGACTTAATCTTCCAGGTACTCCAGAAAATCTTATCTAAATCTTGATTAAATACTTATCATATAGAAATTTATAAATGCCTCTTTCTGACGATTTTACAAGAGAGATTGGAAATCAATCTCAACAAGTTTTTGGAGACCTTAATGACATTGCAAGTCGATGCGCTGTTGATAGGCTAGGTTCCACTGAAGGTGGAAATGCGAGCACTAATCCATCTGATACTGCGAAGCAAAATTATACTGCAATTCGTTATGGAAACGATCACGGTTCCATTAGTTTTGGGCATATTCACGAGAAGGCAGATGTAACTTCTGCAGTCATTCTTCAGACTCCTGATGGAAGACATCAACTTTCTATGGATAAGGATGGTCCAAGAAAGGGGTGGACTACACTTACAGCACCTGGAAACATTCAGATAGAAGCTGGAAGTGATAATCAAGAGGCACAAGATACCTTGATGATTAATTCGAAAAATGGTAATATACTTATTGTTGCATCTAATGGTAAAATTAGATTAGAAGGAACTGATATTGAATTAATTGCTACTGGTGAAGGTGGAAGTAAAGGAAACATTCGTTTATCTGCTTCCGAAAATATCACTACCGATTCAAAAAAACTTTTAATGAATGCTAAATCTCATTATAAGTTAGCAACTCCTGGAACTGGGGAAGTTATTTCAAATGGAGTTTTGAAAATGTATGGATCTATCATTCAAGGAGTCACTGATGCCTGTGCTAAGAAAGATTCAAAAGTAGGTGGTCAAAAGTTCCAAAGAAAAAATAATCAAGTGGGAGGATAAAATGAGTTTTACTCAAGATGATGTAAATGTAGGGGGACAACTTAAAGTGGGAACAGGTATTGTTCCTGCTATCAAAGAGGGAAATCAAAAAATTAATGGATCTGCTTTTGTTGAAGGTCCTGCAGTTTTTGGAAGTCCTACAGAATTTCCAACTGCATATGCAACCGTAATGATCGGACCTCTTCAAAATGATGATGAAGATTCTGATGAACCCAAAGTTCCTGGTAGTCTATGTAGAGGAATTAATAATCCATATTCATTATGTGTTTCTGGTGATGCTGCAATTTTTGATAACTTAGATGTGAATAATCGAATTCATTCGGGGGGAGATATTATTGCTCAGGGTGAAGTTAAGTCAAGATGCGGTGGGCATATCCTTTCTGCTAAAAAGAACTTTGATATTCCTCACCCAACAAAAGAAGGGTGGAGGCTTCGACATACTTGTCCAGAGGGACCGTCCAACGATGTTTATGTGAGAGGAAAGGTTCTGAATAGAACTGAGATTGAACTTCCAAAGTATTGGAAGGAACTAGTTGATTTTACAACAATTACTGTATCTCTCACTCCAATTGGAGCACATCAAGATGTGATCATAAAAAGAATCGATGAGGAAAAAATTTATCTTCAATCAAGAAGTGGAATTCCAATTCATTGTTTCTATCATATTTTTGGAACTCGTATGGATGGTGAAAGGTTAATTCCAGAATATGAGGGAGAAAGCCCAGCAGATTACCCGGGAAATAATAACGAATATTCAGTTTCTGGATATCACTATGATGTTAAATAAGGAGATTTAAAATGCCAGCAGGAGAATTTGTTCCACAAAGTACAGACACTTCCCATTGTTCAGATCAAGAAACTTTTGGTAAACTTTCGACAAGATATGATTATGTTGCAAAGGGCATTACTGGAGATGACGATTATCCAGGAGATGCTTGTCAACCTTGGCTTCATTACAATATGAGAATTGGTAATGTTCAAATAGATCAAAATGTAACTGCTGGAGGCCGTATCCAAGCACCAATTGTCCAAGCAGATCTGGGAATTTTTGCAAGTGTTGCTGCACCATTTAAATTATTTGATATTGAGCATCCATCTAAACTTGGAATGAGGTTAAGACACGCCTGTATTGAGGGTCCAGAAATAGGTGTGTATCACAGGGGCAGATTAATTGGTAGTAATATAATTAATCTTCCAGATTATTGGATTAATTTAATTGATCCAGAAACAATTACTGTAAGTTTTACTCCACATTCTTATTATCAAGAATTATTTGTTAAAAGTATAGAGTGGGGAAGAAAAATTAATGTTGCTAACAATTCTGGTAGTGGAATTGATTGTAGTTACATCATTTATGCCGAAAGAAAAGACGTGGAAAAACTTCAAGTTGAATATACGGAGGATGTGAACAATGCCT